CCAAAAAGGGAGATAAGGTGTTTCATCGCAAGGGAAAATATGTGCGTAAATCCAGAAAGCCTTACTCTAAGAAGAAGGGGTCAATTTTGAAATATATCAAGAAACTCGAGGCACGATTATAATATGTTCTTCATTTAGTATATAATGGCAACTCGCAGAAGACGTTCAACCAAGGGAACTCGTTCCAAGACCCACAAGAGTCGTAAAAACTACACCACCAAGAAGGGAGACAAGGTCTTCCACCGCAAGAGAAAGTATGTGCGTAAATCCAGAAAGCCTTACTCTAAGAAGAAGAGAGGAGGTGGGCATCCGCACGAAGTCGGTTTCTCCGCGAGAGGTAAGGAAAATATTTTCCCCTTTGTAGGGGAATATGCCCTTGCTTAAGTAATCAGTAACATACTTTCCCCAGAAATGTATATCAATAATTTTCTTCGTTTAGTATATAATGGCTACTCACCGAAGACGCTCAACCAAAGGAACTCGTTCCAAGACCCACAAGGGTCGTAAAAACTACACCACCAAGAAAGGAGACAAGGTCTTCCACCGCAAGAGAAAGTACGTTCGTAAATCTCGCAAACCTTATTCTAAGAAGAAGAGAGGAGCTGGAGTTGTTGTATAAAGGAATGATAATGGTTTCGAAAAAAATTTTTCAAATTAAGTAACAAATAGAACATTCTATTTGTGACTAATAAACTATATTTTTACTTCATTTAAATAAGGTTCTGTAAATTGTGGGGTTGCGTTATCATAAGAAGTGTGGGATGCAAACTTATTGACTTTTGCTCCAACCATATTGTCAAAGAATTCATTATTTAATAACGATTGCATAATCATAATTTCATCAGTATTTATTTTATAATCCACTTTTCCAAAAGAAAGATATACCTGTGGTTCAAACATAAATTGGCGTACACGATGGTAACGTATAAGTTCGTCTGCCATTCTTAAGAAGTAATTACGTTCGTTGTCACTTCCATTTACAAGGTTCTGCTTTGGTAAGATAAGTTGACACTTACCATTAGAATTGACAGAACAAAGTGGTGCATCTGCACGGCACTTATCTTCATCAGTAATAACTGCACATGTATGTATTTCTTTAATTAAATTATAGTTATAATCTTTTACAAAAATTACCATGTTTCCAACTAATTTTGTTAGCATTGTTGTTGCAGATTTAAGTTTTGTGCTGTACATAACTGCCATTTGTGAGGTTTCTTTTTCTATTGTTGCTCTCTCTTTATTATAAACAGGGTCATTCAACATGGTGCGTATTGTGTTTCTAAATGCTTGGTAAAAACGCGTTTCCATTTGAATCTTCTTTACATAATTTACTCTCTCTTCATCTACTTCATTTGAGCTTGTAAGTACAGCATCGCTTGATATGAGATTTTGGCCATCAGGTTTCATAACAAAATTATTATTACGAAATTCACGAAGATGGTCATTTACATTAGATACTGGTTCAGGTTGTGATAATTGTACAAATTGGTTGGATTCAGTAAGAACACCTACAATGACTTCATCTTCTAGAACTTTAAAAACTGGTGCACAAGGAACTAGTCCGTCAGTATCTTTTTGAACAAACATGAGTAAATCAATCGTTTGTTTATAATTATTCCATATAGTAGGTTCCATCATAAATTCATACTCATATCCTTCTAATACATTTGAAGGAAAACATGGAACAAACCCAAATTGTGTAAATGGTTCTGGTTTTATCATTATTCCAATGACTTTTCCTTGGTAGTTTATAATTTGATTTCCAATTGCATATCTATGTTCCGTACAAATATCAACAAGAGTTTGTAATATAATTCCATGTTTTGCTTTATATACCTTGGGCATACTTATACGAGGCTTACACATTTTTTCATAGTAGGGTTTGATAATGGTTTCAAACAAGAATTTAATTTCAGGTACATTGTCAACGTATGTTTCACGATAAAATTTTCCAATAAATAACTTGTTTTTTACAGAATTCATACGATATGTATAAATAGGTTCATAGTAGTCTTCTTCATGATATAAAATAAGGGTTGGTTTACTAGGGTCATATTGTTTACTAGTGTAGTGATTTGTGGGACAAATAATTTTGACATTGTCTGTAATGTCATCAGAAGGAACTTCTAAAATAACTAGATTTAATCCGTTTTCAAATAATGCAGAATGAGGTGTGCAAACAAGGTCCCATAGGTACGTATAATCAATTGTACTAGTATCGTCATTTAAAAATTCTACAAATCTTTCAAATGAAACACAAACCTTAATAAAAAACTGATTTTTGTTGTTATCGTTGCGTGTTTTTGTATATAACTTAGAATCACGATATTTTGGTTGGTCTATATTTACTTTCTTATTTTTATCATAGAATTCCTCTATAAGTGAACCATTTTGATACATTATAAAATTATCTAAGTTGAGCGTAGAGATAATAATATTCTTCATTTCATTGATAGAATAAATATTCTTTTTTGTGAAACAAATTGCGTCAGCTAAACATGCAATAAATGATTGATTTTTACTGAACTCTACTCCGTGACGTAGTAAACATAGTTTATCGGGTATGCATGTACTTTGTTTGTGTCCAATCATGTGTTGAATAGATGTAGGAAGATACCCCCATTTATTGGTATCTAATGGGAATCTGTTTGGTCCCAAAATATATTTGTCTTGCTCCGGTTCGTCTTTCTTTTTACTTACAATGGCATTTTTACATCTATCTTTTCTCTCTTTCATTCCTTTTGTATTCCATAATTTAAAACAACATGGTAAACAATATCCGTCGGGATGTTTATCAACCATAAGGTTTGGATAATATTGGCGGTTCGGGTCATAATCTTCAGGATTAGCTGCATTAAACTCATATATGTATTTTCCTTCAGGAACTGTAGATGAGTTCATAGGAATAATCCTATCTTCTAGTCCCTTTTCTTTAATTTCTTTTGGTGTCACAATAGTGTTCCTTTCTAAATCCCAGTATCTTGGACAAATATAATAATATTGATTGTCAGGACGTGAACCATATTTAATAATATCAGACTCTTCATTTAAAAATCCAGGGTGTTGTTTCTTAATTCTGTCAAGCTCCTTTTGTGTAAGGATTACAGGAATTTTTCCAATATTTTTATGACAACTACGTGAATATGCTTTATATTTACCCTGTTGTTCAGTCAATACAAGGATTGGGTCCTTATCTTGAATTTTTTTAGTAAAATAATCGGGATTGTTTAAGCGCATACCAGATATATTTTTTATATTATCATCATTTTCATCATCATTATTTTCGTCTTGATTCTCATCATCACCATCTCCTCCGGAATAACTTGCAAGTCCAATTTCTTCCTCTTTTTCATCTTCTTCCTCTTCTTCTTCCTCTTCTTCATCTTCATCATCGGCAAAAAACATTCCTAGTACATCGTTTATTTTCTCTTTTTGCCCCACTTCAAACTCGATGACCTCGTCTGTGTCTTCCTGTTCCTCTTCCATTTTTTGTTGTTCTTTGTATGATTGGTCTTCTATTGCAACAATATCTTCGAAAACACTTTCTTCGTTTGTTCCCTTGCAAATTGTTTGTACTTTTTTATCATCGAGAGAAATTTTGGGAGAATTTTGTGTAAGTTCTACCAGCGAGTTAAAATATATTGGTAAAATATTCAAATAGTTAATATCATTAATGTTATTCATCTGTATATTAAGTTCACCTGTTATTGTATTGAGTGTCATTGTAGTTTTGAATCCAGGATTAGATTTTACATCTATTACATTTTTACGCACACCACGTTCTATTTGCATTTCGCTTGCTATTTTTGCAAGTAAATCAATAGCATCTTCACGCGATAATGTATCATAGTTCTCCACAAGTCTAGAAATAATATCTGTATCACGTATTCCCTCCTTTTGTTTTTCAATAATAAATGCTTCCATACTAGTCATTTTGTTGAAATTGGATACACGTTTAAATCTCATCTTTATTCCTTTTTTAATATCATCACTCTCTACCAAAAATACACTAGATACACATCCCATTATTTTATTAAGATTAATTTGTTTTTTAATAGGTATTACTGAAACATAATCAATGGATTTTATGTCAACATTTTCATTATATAAGTTTTCAAAAATATCTATGGAATAACCATGTTGCTGTAAATATTGTTTTACATTATCAAAAAATGGATTTATGTATTTAATAAATAGCTCATTTACAATTTCTACACTATTTGCTTCAGTAAATGAAGCTTTGATTGAAATATCTCCACTTTCGTCTATTTCACAATGAGCATTAAATGCTTCAATACACACGGCAAATGATTTGGGTTTTGGTAAGACATGTTTCATATAGTTCATAATTTTTGCCTTAGATAGAACAGGAATTTTTTTTCCAGAGGTCGTAGTTTTATCTGCATATAACCTTACTAGTTTTTCTTGTTTAAGACCTGGATTATATTTTATATATGGATACTCTTTGGTGGCATTTACTACTTTAAATAACACTTGAATAGGTATTTTCATTATATATTTTTGACGAACAATTGCATGTATAGAAGTTATTCCTTGTGTGGCTGGTTTATATTTTTTTGATACCATTTTATGTAAATCATAATATACATCTACTTGTTCAAATAGAGATTCATTGAATCTTTTCTTAGATTCATTGATTAATTGATATTTTTTATCTTCTAATGTTTCCAAAGAATGGATATCTTTATTAAACAATAATGGATAATAAATTTCAAGCATAATAGGTCTATCTGCATACACTAATACATCAGGCGCAACACACATATAAAGATTATTTGCTACAATATTTCCGCTATTCAATAATATATTATTATTAAGTGTATTAACATGTTGACGTAAAATACGTTCAATACTTGCATCATATGTTGGAAGTTCAAATGGGTTGCAAACTAATGGGTATTCTCCATCTTGTAAAAAATATTTTTGTCCAATTGGTTTATTCACCCAAAAAACATTCCCATCTAATTTTAAATCAAGTAAATCATTATAAGAATATGAATCAGTACCTTCCACTCGGGCATTATCGGGTAATACAAACTCAAAGGGTTTTCCCTCATTTGTACGTACAATATTTGCAAGAAAGTTAGTTAGTCTTCGTTTTGTAAGTTGTATTTTATTATTTTGTGTTAATACACGATATATAAAACTAGCACTAAGTTTCAATTCTTGCATACAAAACATGTATAACTCGTCAACTGAAAATGCATTTTCATTTTCATGTGTGATTTTAGATTTAATTACACCAATAGTATCATCTTCATGTAAATATTGTTTTGAAAATGTAACGGGTATATTTAAATTCTTAATATTGGTTAATTCTTCTTCGTTGAATATTCCTTCAAACATTGGATTTGTTGGTTCAGTTGCAAATAAGTTATCAATATCCCCTTTATATGGTCCATAAAAAACACAAATATTTTTTATCATGCTTACTGAAGTCAGGTAATTAACTTTGTATTTATTCATGTATATTCTATATATAATAGTTTTTATTATATATTGTATTAAAGGTCATAATATGGATTGTCATTAATTGTCATACCACAATATTCATGTGGAGTATTTTTATAATCAATAGGGTTGTGTATCTTGGAATCTTTTGCATTTTCTAGTAGAAATTTAAAATTTTCCCAGAATTCTGCTTTATGACCTACAGATTTAGTCATGGTATGTGCTAATTCATGTATAGCTACAAAAGTAAGGGTGTCTAAATCAATAAGTTTACTATTTTGTTTTTTTGATTTATTTAAACAGAATGCAATTTTCTCTCCTTTATTTTCACTATATGCAGTTAATTCACTTGTGGGTAACGTTTCCATTACCTTTTTAGGATTGAAATTTTGAACCATACGTTGTACACGTTTATCTTCTGGGTATTTATGTTTACAATAATAGACAAGCATTTTACAATTTCTTGTTACTTCTGCTAATAAATCTGCTGCTTTTTCCATCTTTGCGCGTTCTCTCACGCAATATCTATTTCCATCTTTGGAAGATATGATACATTTTAATTGAAAAGCGTCAGAATCGTAGTATATCTTTAAACAGACTATTAACACAATTGGTACAATTACATATGCTAAAGAGGTTGAGTTTATATTCATGGTATTATATATATTACCGCCGATTAAAACTGAGAAGACGAATAAAAATATTAATAATATCCAAATAATATTCAAGTGATGCTGTGACGAAATCTCCATAATAATCTTTTTGTAGTATACGATTTGTGTCATAAAGAATATACATTGAAAACAAAAATAATCCAATCCCTGTAAGTGACTGAGAGAATCCGGATGAACCTTTCATAAAAATTGAGACTATCATAGCCACAATTAGTAATAATAGAGAAATCAACAATGCAATGCCAGTTCTAAACCCAAGTGCTACTCCAGATGCAAGTAAAAGTGCGCCACTTATAAAGAATGTTGCAAAAATTCCTAACGTTCCCAAGACTGCCACCTTTACTGCATTAGGACTTGTTAAAGCCATTAAGTCAGAAAATAGTAATCCGGTAACGAAAGAAAATGCTGTAAATAAACCAAATTTAAAGTATATACTCATTGGTATGATTGCCATAATCAATATGATTGCAAGTGAAATACCAGCAAGAATCCAATGACCAGGAACTTTTTGTGTTTTATCTTTTTTTCTATCGTAATGTGTCATGATGTAATAAGTTAGAGAGAGTTGAACAATTAATGTGGCAAATATTTTAACAAGAAATTCTTTCTTGTTATTAATTAATTGTATAATATTTGTAGGTGTTGAACCTCCTTTCATAACACGTACGCCTCCATAGAGGGTGTCATATATATTACTGGTAGCGTACGGCATTATATATTATATATATAAAAATATATTACTATAAAGGTAGCGAAAGTAATTAAAAAATGAAATGAAAAGTAACGTATGATAACATTCACATATAATTAATTAACTAATGGAGCAAACATTTGAAAAAAAACACAAATTTGGAGATATGCTGGTGAAAATTGAACCATACGTTCTAAATGAAACCCATATCAAAAAGGTTGAAGAAAGAATGAACAGGTTATATGAAAGCATTGTTACAAACAAGAAAGAAGAATCTAAGGAAAAAAATATCACTAAACCATCATCTCCAGTAAATATTCAAATAAAAGAACCTCCACTTTGTGATATGGTATAATCAAAAAACTTATTCATAAAAATAATACTCTAATGTGAGTATTATTTTTATTTTACTTTATGTCTTATTTACTGAGAACCGCCAGCACCAATTTCAAGAGGAGGGCGCATAAAGTCAGGTTCTATAGTAGAGTTATTCCATGGTCCAACATATAATTGAGGATTGGCAGGTTCAGAACGAATCTGTTGGTTGGCATTACGCAAAGATTGTCCAATAGTGTCAATACCAATATGGTATCCAGCCTTCAAAAGGTTAACGTTAGCAAGTTCACCTTGTCCAGAAGGGTTTAATTGTGCCCATTGGTCGTTTCCTCCAGATTTGGGTAAAAGTTCGTCGGGGTTCTGAATATTAGCGGTGCTACATGCGGCAGGAGAAGTAGGCATACTAGTTTGCACTCCGTTAGCTCCAGAATAAACCTCATTTTGTCCCATAGGGTTAGCGGGTTGGACGCTTGGTTGGTTGGTTTGTTCCATAGTACCAGTAGGCAATTGCTTGTTTCCATAAGCAGAGTTCATTTCACTGGACATCGTTTCTGCTCCAGCTGTTCCCTTTTCGGTCAAATAACTAATTAAATAGAATGCCCCAAAAAGAATCAAAAATAACATTACAATGGAGCCGATAGTCTTTCCCTTAAACAAGTTCTGTAAAGATGCCATCTGTATATATAAAACTAATGATAAAATAATTTTATATAAACAATCATTTATTCGTTCTTTAATCTTATTAATTCAAAATGGTCCTAAATTATAATTCTTCTAATTCTGCGTCTATTAAACTATGCGAAAATTCATCGCTTGTATCAGATAAATCTTCTAACATATTACCCTTCTTAATGTTTTTATTACTTAAATATTCTGCTGTTATATCTTGTTTTATTTCTTTCGCCTTCTCGCGAGCTTCATTAAATAAATTTAAATATTGCTTATTTGATGGATTCAAAGAAATATCTGCATCATCAATTGGTTCTAATTTATCCATTGAAATATCTTCTAATTCTTCTTCATTTTGTTTATTTTCTGTTTCTACGATATTATTAGCTTGTATGTTCATGTCTTTAATAATTGAACTAACCAAATCTTCGTTTTCTGTATTTTTTTTGTCGTCAAAGTCTACTTTTGATATAGTAACATTTTGGTCTAAATCTTTCGAATCAACATCAAGTGTTGAAGAATTTAATATAGATTCATCTAAAGGAATTGTTTCTATATGTAATTCTTCTTTATCAATATTATCATCTTCTTTATTTGTTTGTGAGTTTATATCTTCTATATCGTTAAGTGTAGTAATATTTCCAAACGTAAGTTTTTCTACTGAATCATCGTCATCAATACTTTCATCTTCACTATATTCATCACTATCATCATTATCATCTTCGATACCATCATCTTCTGTATCTTGACTTATATATTGTACACTATTCGTTAGTATTGGAGTTTTTGTATTATTTTCCTTAATTTCATCTATCTCAATTGATTCTGGTTCTTCGGTTGTTTGTTTTTTATCAGCATCATTAGTTTCTTCTACAATTTCTAGATTAGATTCTTTTTGTTCATTTTGTCCTAAAGAAACATCTGTATTATCTTTTGTATTGATTGTAAGTGGTTTAATTAAACAATCGTCAAAAATATCTTTATCTAAGACCATAATTTGCTTTAATTCTAATTCCAATTTAAAGCTTCGTGTTGTAAATTTAATACCAGTTATTTCTAAAATAGTTAATAATTCCATTTCTTTTAACACATCGTTAATAGACATTTTTATTTCTGATTGATTATAGACACGTAACATGGGTTCTTTTGTCATGGAATTAATTTTAACATTAGCACGTACCGAATAACCAGATGCTTTGTTTAATTTAACACACGAATTAAAAGCACTTTCTATTTCACTTAATTCAAGTGGTGATTGAAACCAATCAGAAGAATTTTGATAAATTAATTCAGTGCATTTGTTTTCTAAATCCAATAACCATTGAATAAATATCATATTTTCATCTCTATTAAAAATTAAATCACTATATATTGTTTTTGATGATGTAGAAAATCCTTGACGTGTTTGACATTTGGGAGTTTGAATATATAAAGGACTTGTTTTATGTTTAATTTTAGTGAAATATGTACCCCCATAAACAGCATTAGGTTCGTTGAGTTGTATTCCTGAAAAATCAAAATTTTTGTCTGGAATAATTATAATTTTATCCATTAATCGTTTGTTAGATTTTAATGTTAATATTAACACGCAAAATATTGATATTGTTTTTATTAAACATGTATATGAAAGAAAATTCATTGTTTCGTAAATGTTTAGAAATATTAAATCGTGATGATGTAAAAAACGACCTAAAACTTTTAGTAAACCCAATAACTGAATATGTTATGTTTGAAATGCGTCCATATGCATACATGATTCTATTAATACTTTTAACAATAATGATAGTTTCAATTGTAAATTTGTTATTATTAATTTATTATTTTAAAAGGGGCACAATAAATAATATAAGTTAAATATATAATGCCGAGCAGAAGTAGAAAAAATCGTACACACAAAATGCGTGGTGGTTTTAGTCCTAATGCAGATACAACAGAGGCTGCTGCTACATTTACTCAAGCACCCAATAGTGTTGGTGCAAACACCTGGGTAGAAAACCAATATGGAAATACTAACCAGCAATATAATGATGTATTTGGTCCTGGTTCCCAAACTTTAGGTAATACGTTTACTAAATTACCCGCTGATCAGACACCTAGTCCTGAATCATTAAAACTCGTTCAAAGTGCTGGTGGAAAACGCCGAAGACGTGCTGGCATGGGACTAGGTGCTGCTGCGGCAACTGCTGCTGTTCCATTAAGTCTTTTATACTTGCAAAATAGATATGGAAAGAAATCTCGCAGTAAGAAGTATTCGTACAAAAAGAAACGTGGAGGTAAGGCTTCTCGTAAAAGCCGCAAAGGTAAGGGTGGCACTTTAGCTGGTGTGATTAGCAAAGCAATTGTTCCATTTGGTCTTCTTGGTCTTCAACATAGATACGGGAAGCGTTCTAAGACCTCAAAACGCCGTCGTTCTAGAAGAAAGTAAACGAATAGACTAATTATGTAATAAATAATATTTTTTATTATTATTTATTTTTATACTACAAAAATATGAATTTTGAATCAAAAATAAAAGAATGGGTTCAATTAGATAACGAATTAAGAATTTATAACGAAAAGATAAGACAACTTCGAGAAAAAAAATCAAAAATTGTAGAATCACTCAAAGATGATAATGATATCTTTAGTGAACGTCTTCATAACAGAATGATTAATATTAGCGACGGCAGATTGAAGTTATATAATACTAAAGTCTCAGAACCTGTAACCTTTAAGTATCTTGATACAACATTAAAGAAAATAATTCGTAACGAAGAACAAGCCAATAAAATTATGCAATATATTAAAGAAAATAGAGAAATTAAGTTAGTTCCAGAAATTAAACGCTTCTCATAATATATATGGACATTGAAAACATACATAACGATAAGACAAGTGTATTTACACCAGATGAATATATATTTTGTAAAAACTCTAGTGGCGATATTACAAGTTGTGGATTTAAAATAGATTCGCCTATGCTTCAAAAAGAAACAACCCGTTTTTCACAAAATGCAGTTCCTCTAGGAATTTACTTCTTACCAACGGATCCAAGAGAGAGATATAATACACGTTACGAAGAAGAAGAACATGAAGATGAAATTGACGATGAATTATATGAACGACTCGTTGAACTTGCCAACGAAACATCATCACGTAAAAAACGTATATTAACAAAAAAAATGCGCATCGTAGGAGGAGCAAAAAAGACGTCACAAAGAAAAACAAGAAATAAAAGAAACAAACAATAACTATTTCATATTAGTCATATACATACAATTTTATATGTATATGAAACTATAATTTAATTAATACCTACTCCATCTTGTATTATTAAAAGGAGATACAAGTAGTTCGTTTATGTGTTTCTTTAAAAAGTTTACCTCTTCTTCTTCCTTTATGTCTTTTTCTGTAATAGGATAAGGAGGAGTATTTTCCATAAGGTATTGTTCCTCGGCATCTATTGCTGGTTTTTTTCCATAGCAATTTACACCAAATTGAAGTTTATGATTTGCCATATAACCACCATTTACACCAGGACGACCACAATCTCTTTCATGACCAGGTATTTTTTGAAGTTCATCAAATGTCTTCTGCTGAGTTGGATATAATGCCATTTGACCATCACTCCAACCATAATTACACCATTCAGCACCATTTTCATATGCAGATTCTATTTCGCTATATGTAGCAAGTCTTGCTCCATATGCTTTACATAAACTTTGAGCTCTTTCATATCCAAAATATTGACCAGGTATATTAAACACCTGTTCTCCACTCATATTTTGAGAAGGTACAACAGGTGTGGGGATAGGTGTGGGTGTGGGTGTAGGATTACTTGTTTCTTCCGTTTTATGGTCTACTATGATATCAAACTCTTTGGTCGTTCCATCACTAGTTACATTAGTATAAATAGATGTTCTAAATAAGTAACGAAGTCCACCTGCAACAATAAGAATAACTAATATAACAATAAATAACAAATAAAATAAGTTATTCGTCTTGTCATTATCACTTGTTTGTATTATAGATGAACTATCACTTTTTGCCCCTAAAGTTGATGCCACAAAACTAGCTAAAATAAGAAATGCAAAAATAAGAACAAGAGTTACCCCTCCATATAAAAGTTTATCTAATACATTTTTCCAATCAACATTACTTGAGGAACTACTAGGAGTTGTTTCAGAAGAGTTTGCAGAATTAGATTGTTGATTATCTGTAATAGTTGTGTTAGTAGTATCTCCATTTGTTGTTTTTGTTATTGTAACGGATTCTGTAGTATCCGGGTTTTCGGTATTATTTGTAGCCATTAATATATACAAACAAATAAAAACTATTACGTGTTATTTTTTCTATAAAAAAGACAATATGCTTTTGTACTTATTATTGTACGTTCTAAATCAGTTATTTCTGTAACCTGTGTATCATTAAATAAATACCACTTTCCATTTGCATTTTTTGCTGCAGCAGTATAATGTCCACCCATTGTTCCTCCACTATGAAATCCAACACCATACAATGAATATACATAATCATTCTTTTTGTATCCGACTACATAATCGCTCATATTTAGATTTTCCAAAGGAAATGTTACTAACTTTTGATTTTTGCGACCACGATAATCAAAACGTTTGAAATCTAGACAAAGTATTGATGGTAAGCTCCAGTATTTAATTTTTTTAACAACATCTTCTTTTTTTCCTGTCTTATCATTTAACCATGCATTTTCACCAGTTAATTCTTCGCCCATTACATAATTATTAAAACAATCACTAATTGTAGGTTCTTTTATATTTTCAGGAATAGGTAAATTGATCATAAAAAATGGCTCAGGAGTACGACTTAAAACTTCGTGTGTTTCTATAGATTCTATGTATGATACATGAACTCCATAAAACATATTCCATATTTCTGAATAATCTTTTGCATACAATTTTTGAATCATTCCATAACATTCACGAGCAAGATTGTCCATGTCATTTTCTTCTTTTCCAGTAATTCTCATAGAAACTTCTCTTTTTAATGATAAATGAAAACAATCTATAACAAAATGTAAAAATTCAGGAAGGTCGTTTTGTTGAAACCCAACAAATTGGACGTTCTTCTTTATTTTTGACAACTTATGTATAGTTTGAATAAATTTACCAGGAGAAATAATACAATTTTCTTTCCACATTAATTTTCGTAAATTATCCCATTCAATAAGAAGTGCTGAATCATAATTATTATTTAATCTTTTTTTGTAATTTTCTTTATTAAGTAAATTATTTATTTCATATGTATGTGATAAAATTTGCATACAACTATTTATAAAACATGTATTACCTAAATTTGTTAACCCACTAAGACCCTTATTTTTGTACTCATCAAACTTCATATAATGACTAATATAATGTATTTAAACACATTTTTAATATTGTTAATAACTATGAGTAATAATACTAGACGTCCAAATACATCCTATAATAATGATATCATTTACGAAGATATTTCCATTTTATATAGATCTTGTGAAACAATACGACGTAATATTAATATAATACAACGACGATTTCTCAATAATACTAATATAAATTTTTCATCAGCAACTTCATTTACAGCAAGACATTTAGAAGCCGTAAGAGATATCATTACAACACAATCACAAATGTATCAATCAAATCTTAGTCATATTCATGATATGTACAACATTATAGATAGACGTTCTAGACCAAATAATATGAACCATAACTCAGATTATTCTGGTAATTATGCAAATATCAATGGTGTATATTACAATATTGATAACATTCAATTCGGTAATAACTCTACAAGAAATGATAATGATGAAACCAATATAATGAGACCAGAACAGAACAGAAATCAAGATTCACAATCTCCTATTAGTGTAACAGAACCTTCTTTAAATGAAAATAATCAAACTGAGGAACCTGCTAGACATCCACGACGTAATACGAGACAACGTAATGGTGGTAATAGACGAGTTCCCAGAGAACAATCTTCTCGATTTCTTCGTGAAAGACCTGGTGGACATAATCGTGTGGCATCTATTCAAAATAGATTTATATCAAATCTACCAAATGTATTACGTCAACCAATTGGAAGCAATCTGCAACCCCCAAATCTTGAACGTAGATTTGGATGGAACAACATTTTTAATAACAATGGATTAAATCCAAATATATTTAATAGTGGGAGAAGTACATGGGAAAATATTGCAACAGATTTTTTACAAAATTTATCAAATGTTCCTGTTTTTCCGTCACGAAATGATATTGATAATGCAACCCGGGAAATTAATATAGAAAGTCATCATATAACATGTACACCAAGATGTCCAATATCATGGGAACCATTTGAAATTGGTAATACTGCACTACAAATTATTCCATGTGGGCACATATTTCATACAGAATCACTACAAAGATGGTTTCAAAGTAGTGTAAGATGTCCTCTTTGTAGATATGATATTCGTGAATATAATCCACCTGATACAAATAATACAACAAATGTTACTCAAACAAATGAACAAACGAATAATCAAGAAAACATTTTACAAGGTAATGAAACTAACGAAATTAATGAAACTAACGAAACTACACAAAATGAAGAAACGCAGGAGAACACGTTAAATACTGATGGGGATGACCAACCACGAAATACTCCACCCTTACCTACACCTTTATCTACACCCCCAACATCAGATAATAATCAAACACCTCCAACAACAAATCACTTAAATATGAATCAAGATGTAAATAATATTATGAATTTATTTACACAATTATCATTAAACGAGACATCATTAAATGGAATACCAAATCAAAGAAATAGACAAGAACAAACACAACAAACTTCTAATAATCAAACTGAAACAAATCCAAATACATCGATATTTAATATATTCGAGAATGAAATACAATCTTCTATAGGAAATGAAATAATGCATAATTTTTTTACAAATAACATAAATAATCTTTCTGTTGACCCATCAACAAATGAGATTACCTTTGAAACAATAGTAGGAATATCTAACCAAGATATTAATGAGGTTGATTAATTAAACAATGAAATTATATAACATATTTCATTGTTTATTATTGTATTGCAGGAGGTTCTTTTTCAAATAATATATCCATCAAATAATTAAATAAAAAGAGAAGAATTTTAAATAACGTTAAAGATTCATCATTATTATAATCATTCAAATTAGACAAATATTCTATATTTTTATTATTATTTAAATCATATAATTCGTCATAATTGGGTGTATTGATTATTACCTCATTCTTAATCTTTTTATTTCGTCGTCTTTTTGGTTTTTTAATTGGTTGTATTGATTCCAATTCTGGTTCCGGTTCTGGTGTTGGTTCATCATTCAATTCATTTTCCTTTTTTTTCATATCTACATCAATTTTCATCAGATGCTTTTTCGTCGTTTGATGTCGGGCAAAATCTCTGGGTTTACATGTATAATACCCACAAGTTGGACACCCCATTATAGAATCTAGAATTTCATTTTTGGTATCCATTATTTATTGTTTATATATAAACTTTAACCTTTTTACATATAAATTTATTATTTCTATGCATATAGTAATATGAGAAATACTAACATATTATTATGGATATTTATATTGTTTTCTATAGTAACGTTACTTTATACTACATTGTATAAATATTACACGCGTATTTTATGTTGGAATATAGAGTTTTTTGGTCTAAATGTAGATGAAAATTTAGAATATTATCACAAAATTTCACAACGTATAAAATATTTTAATCCAGATATCATTTGTCTACAAGAAATAACGTCTATAGTAAGTATAGAACAATTATTAAAATATATTCCATATTACAAATTATATATCGATAAAACACATTATTCAAAAAATAATACAAATGATTATTTAATTGGTAATTGTTTTTTAGTTAAAAAAACGATAAAAGTTAAATCATTTGACGTCATATACCATAGATTAATTTCATTAGTTTATTATGATCCATATTTAAAACAAGATGTATGTATTTATAATATCCACTTACCAAGTGATTATGATTCTAATCATAGTGACATACGTGAAAAAATTTTAGAAAATATACATCAACGTATAAGTGTATCAAATCAAAAAAACGTGATTATTGCAGGTGATTTTAATGCAGGTACAAAATACAAAGAAATGAAAATAATGTGTGATAAGTATTATGACTCACGTTATGTAGTATCCAAATATCCATATAAACAACTAGACATGACAGGAATGAATACTAACCTAACACATTCTGCAATGAACGAGGCAATTGATCACTTTTTTGTAAATAAAAATATGGAACCGCATGTAAGAGATATGTTCACAGACTTAGAGTTTTGTGAAAATAACATTGGTAATGTTTTACCTTCACCATTAGAATCTATTAGTGATCATTGTCCAATCATTTTGGATATTAATTAATATTATTTTTGTATAGTTAATTAATAGTATAAAACGCATATTATAATATATGTTCTATTTATATAGCTTAAATAAAACGTAAAACTCATATCATTGAACATTTTATATCTTTTTGTTTTAAAAAATAAGATACTAATTCATCGTTTTTATAATCATGTATGTAACGGATTTCTTTTATACCAGACGCAATTAATAATCTACAACATATCAAACATGGATAATGTGTAATATAAGCAATACTATTTTCACAAGAAACACCACGTTTTGCACAATCACATATGGCATTCTGTTCTGCATGTATTGTAGCTTGTTCGTGGTTATCTCTCATAATACTTTTATGAGGACATCCTGGCAGAAATCCGTTATATCCTTGACTTATAATCCGATTATTATTTACCAGTAGACAACCAACTTGTAAACGTTCGCATGGAGAACGTTTAGAAGTAACTTGTACAATTTCTTTGAAATAATTATCCCAGTCAGGTCTCTCCATAATTAAATATAAACATTGGTTTGTGTTTAATTATGTTTATTTTTGTATTGATTAGAACAATGAAAAATAAGAATATTGAAAAAGATATGGAAGATAGTTCAATACGCAATATGAGTACAACTATATTAAATTTTTTAAAAGAGAGAATTCCCGAATATTGGATAGGGCAGTATTATCAGTTGTTGCATAATATTATTATTTTTGGTGGTGTATGTGTCATTCTTTTTAATACAAACGTATATCATCTCATAGTATTACTTATTATGATATCTCTTGATGCATTTGCAAATGTCGTATGTCATGATTGTCCATTAACAAATCTAGAAAAACAATACTTAAAATCTTCACTTTCACATGATAGACGTAAGACATTCAAGAATCTAAATATTATGTATAAGTGCAACCATATTTATGAGTCTCAAGTTGAACTTATAGTAAATATGTGGTCATTAGTCGCTGCAAAAATTGTTATTATTATTGCATTGCGGACATTTACACCATCTTATTTATCGGTTATTATTAACCAATCGTAGAGAGAATATGTTGTACTTAGTCTTCTGTAGTACATGTTCCAACATCTTTGGTACTTGTTAATGTATCCTTACTAGAAACACTTTCTATATCATTGTTGTTGTCCTCTATATCATCATATGCTTCCTTTGTATTTGTAGTATGAGGATCTTTATAGAAAAATAATAAATAAGAATTTGATATAGCAATAATTATACTTATTGTAGCAAATAATGCCATGCCGAAAGTATCAATCATGAATCTGTACATAGGTTTATCATATAAGTATTTTAATAATGCTACAAACATGGTACAACAAATAATATTAGGAATGTAGTGTGATGTATCTTCAATATATTCGTCAGTATCTTTGATTGTTTGGTTTTTGGTTCTTCCAATAATGTCACAAATATCCGGACCCATATTTGTCATCATATGTTTATGGTGTAATTCATGGGTTTTATTTACATGTAAGATAGAATAATTTATATTGTGTAAAGTTGTGTAGATGAGATACAACAAGATAATTGTCCATCTGTCAAGTATGTTACACATACAATATTCATTTACAACTGGGAAGGCTAATCCAAAATGCATTTCCAAAAGTATTTGAATTCCATGAGAAAAAAAGTTATTGTTTTCATGATGGTAGTGATGTGAAATTGTTATCCAATTACGTTCATTATGTGCTTCATAATGTACAATATATACCAAAAACAACATTACTAAAAATGTTAATATACCTTTGAACAAATTACCTTTCGCAATAATAGCAATAGATATTCCAAATGCTATCCATGTAGTTATATTTTTTTTAAAATGTGCTTCTACTTCATCCCATTGAGGAATCCAACATTTAAAAAATGACTCTTTTGTTTCTTTATCATTAATTATATTCTCTTCATTCTTTATTTCACTTGTATTTGGAGTATCTATCTGTTTTCTTTCTTTTTCTATTTCCTTTTGTTTTTTTTGTTTCTTTTCTGTTTTTATAAATATATCTTTATCTTTTGGCGTGTTATTAACATTTTCCTTTGTATCCATATGTACACTAGACAGAAATAAAAAATAAGTATAATACACGAATATATGTTTAATTTGTATTTTATGTGCATTTGAAATAATTTGTTAACATATTATTACCTAATTTTGCATTATTAGTAACACGTAAGTATTCATCAAACAACAATGATTTTACTTCTTTATTTTTCATTGTTTCTAATTTTGCGGGTATTTTTTCAGGTTCAGTTTTATTTTCCATTTCTTTTACTTCTCTTTGGAACTTTCGTATCTTCATTGTTTTGTTTTGCATTATCCATATTTTTTCCAACACTAATGCAAAGACCTGTTGCACAGGTTTCATAATTTGGTTTGTAATATAGAAGGAATAGTCTATCTTAATTTTATTTGCAACAATATATGATGGTGTTTCTATTTTATCTCCTTGCAATGCAGTCTTACTTGTTGTATGAATATACACAAATGGTATTCTATCACCAGGACTAGGTTTATTTCCTGGGTCACGTTCTGTTATTCTATCTGCTAAAACCTTGTGTGCAATTTGAGATGGATTTTTATAGCCAGACCTCAAAGATTTTGTAATTACCAATTTGTCCATTGGATACTTCTCATCTACAATATCTTGTAATGAGGATTTCAAGAAGTTAATTGCTTTTTCTATATTCTTCTCTTTCATCAATATGTCAATAATACCTCCATATATGTCTTTTACAATAGGTGCATTATCGCGACGTTTTAATACAATACCCATTTCTTTGCGTTTACATTTATTTGGGTCTAATTCATATAACATACCAACATACCTCTTTTTAGATAGCAAACAGAACGGCATGAACGTTTTCTCATATTCTAAATCGTGAGGACCCTTCAAGAACGTTGATGCTAACTCACCAGCTTGTTGTGCTAATTCAATTGTAATTTCTAACGCTTTTTGTCCACGTATTGGTTCGCCATCAATGGTTTCTAAATTGAATGTGAAGAACACTGAGTCCGTATCACCGTATATGTATTCTGCCTTTGTAACAACATCTCCATATTTTTCTGTCTTACAAACACGATTTCCATAACATTCTTCGATAATACGCTTTGCATAGGTTAACAATTTTCTACCAGTAGACGTGGTTGAAGCTGCAACATCTTTTTCATAAAATGTGCTTGTCTTAGCACCACATTGACCATATAATGAATTGGCAGTTACCTTGTAACCTAATTGCCTCTTGTCCAATACATTCTTCATAAATTCATCTGTTTGTTGAGGTATTAATTTACGTGTAGACTTACGAGCTTTAAGTAGTTCTTCTAGAATAGATGGCATAATTGCACGTTCTCCATTAGGAAATTGGGCAAACCGACAAATTTTTCTTCCACATTTTACCTTCTCTGCTGCGGCACTTGGTGTCTTACGAACATACGTATAAGTATCGTAAGTAATATTTACATATTTATAACCGGGTAAATTATCATAAATGAAATTACCCTTTTTATCTTTTTCACCGGTCTCTTCTATGAGGTTATTTGCAAGGTCATATTCTCGTGTCCACACTTTGGAATCATGTGATAAATTTTCACTTAACATGGAGGAAGGGTATAATGATGCATAATCTACACATGCAACTGGATTATCCAAATATAAATCTGTTTTTGGGTCCAATACAATGGCTCCCTCATATCCATCGTCTGACGAACCCTTATCAATTACCGGTACCAGTGTTCCCTTTTCTCTACACTTTTTAGCAACATAACTGGTAAGTTTTATACCTTGTCCACGCATTACCAAGAAGTTCATTGGTACACTACAAATTTTTGCCATCTCAATAAATCCAGTCAATATGTCAGCCTTGTTCATTAAGTAATGTACTAGGTTACAATCCTGAATACAATATTTTGCAATAACTGCACGATCATTATCATCACCATTGGTCATCTCAAAAATATCCTTAGGTGTTACATCGTCCTTTGCTAGGCACCATCTAATTTTCTTTTTGAAATCAGGCGAGACGTTTGCATTTTCTATCTGAAAGTACTTTTCTTGTTTATTGACATTTGATACAATGAACTTAGCACCATCATCATAATAATCAACTGTATGACCAATTTCTTCAAAATGTACATAACTTCCTACTAATAATCCAGTCATATTAGTCGTGTAAATTGTTGTCACGTTTTTATCTTTATCTGTATCCATATTCTTTACATAGTCTCCAATGAAATGACCTGCAACATAATCCAATTTATAAGATACTAAGTTTTCCTCACGGCGGAAGAAGTTGTATAAATCTACTTGCATACGTCCATTCATTTTTATGAATCGCAAATCGTGTTGTCCACTTGCAATTTGAATACTACTTTCTTCAATTTTATACTCCCCAGTGTCTTTATCACGTTCACCACATACTTCTCCAATGTTACGCGAAAGTTGTAAGAATTCAAATTCACATGCATTTTCTTGTGCACGTCTAAACATGAATTCGTAATCAAAACCAAATATGTTATACCCAATAATAATATCAGGGTCTTCACGTTGAATCATTCGCTGCCATGCAAGTAACACATCTCGTTCGGTATCATAAGTTTCTAGTTGGGTATTTTCCAATGGTAAATCTGCACAACCATTTAATACTATACAATGGTTAGATGATGGTTCATTGTCACCATAATTCAGGAATGTTGACCCAATAAAGGTAACTTTATCACCTTCCAAACATGGAAATACTTTATTCATAGAATTTGTCATTTCCATAATCTTGCCTTCTCGTTCATATTTACCATCAAGTAATATGTCAATAATTGTCGCATTGTTATTTTTATACTTTTTGGTATACTTCATATCATGATTGTCATCATCGTCTATGCTATAATTGCAAAAACTTTCTTCTATTGTAAGTACTTTATTATCTTTGTTTTTCTTTTTTTGTGCAAGAGCTTCTTGGTCTTGTACAATATGTGGAGGTTCATTCAACCAAATATCAATCATTTTTTCTATTGTTTTTTTAGTTGGTTTCTTTTTAGGATAAACCAAATCAATCTGGTTTGCACGTTCACCATATCCAAACGCTGATTTTATAAGATTACGTAAAACATCTCCGTAGTTTTCACTAGTAAGTTCATCAGTTGTTGCCTCTATATATTCCATAATATTTCCAGCAAGTTTTTTATAAGTCTTTATTGGAACTGGAAAGTCACCATGACTACTACTAGCCTCAATATCAAAACTACAAATCTTGTATGGTACCCTCTTCTCATTCTCTGGCATTGGTACAATTTTTTTATGATTAATCTTAATTTCATACGTGCAACTAGTTTCATTTGGGTCAGCTTTTTCCACAAGATTTTTCGGAAGTTTTACCCAACCAGACGGACTTATGTCTTGGATATGGAAAAATCTAAGAAGTGGAGGAATATTTGCTTCATATAACTGCATATTTGTACCCTCAAATACTAAACCATTGGGAAGCAGTTTGCGGTCGGAACGTCCGCCATCTGCCGATTTCATATAGGGGCCGTACCAATACCCCTTGCATTTGTTGAACGCCGCAATGCTCTCAAAATCAAGCCTCACAAATTTGTGCTTCTTCCCACCATCAAATCCATACAGCTTCTTTTTGGCAATCAACTTGCAGTCGCAAATAGAGTCCGCGTAGAAGTCGCCCATCTTGTGGCGCAAGAAGTCCAAGAACCGATCCTTCTTTTTGAAGCTCCAGTTGTCGTCCACCTTTGCGTAAAAGTACGGCTTGAACCCGTCCACCAAAATGTTGAACGTCTCGCGCTTTTCGTTGATGCCAAAAATTTGAATCATGAAACTGCTCATGTCCTTTCGCTTGCCTGTTGGAAACCCGCCATCACTTCCCCCCTCGGAGCCACTGTCATCACTTGATTCCCGCTCGCCCTCGTACACGTTAAAGTCAAATAGCTTCACCTCCATACTGAGTAATATATCTTGAATACATCTGTCAAGATATGTCTAAATCATTTCATTTTTGTTTTAACCACAATGCGTTAAATTAGTGACGCTCTCGCACATGTATTTCAGGCAAATAACTGCACTCTATTGCGCGACGTTTCGTCCCACCGGCTGACAAATTAATGCCCGCGTGACCTCCGTGTTTTCAGTTACATATTCATTAAATCAATTTTAATGAATATTAATATCATCATGTTATAAATTCTTTAATAAAGTTAACGGCCAAGCTCCCCTTTCAACTAACAATAGTGCGGTATCACGATGTCTTTGGTTTGTTGCTGCATATAATGGATTTAATTTTGTAGGGTCTTCATGAACATTTGCGCCATTATCTAGCAATATTTCTGCGACTTCTCTATGACCTCTAGCACTTGCTGCAAAAAGAGGCGTATAACCTTTAATATCTTTTGCATTAACATCTGCTCCTCTTTCAATTAATAATTTCACTAAATCAATATGTCCATTATGGCTAGCATAATGTAATAGTGTAGCTTCTTTTAAAGGTTCTTTTTCATTCACATCATAACCATTATTCAAAATCCATTTAATATATCCTAAATCTCCCTTTTCAGCTGAAATAAAAGCTTCTCTTTTGGCGGCAGGATTTACCCCACCTTTTTTTGTGTGTTTCTTTGTTTTATACATACTTTTGTTATATTTTCGCTTATTAGATTTACTCTTACGATTTTTTTGTCTTCTTACGCCTTTAGGCTTATTAGCATATGTGGCCATTTTTCCGGACACAGACACGGACATGACCCGAGCCCCGCGTCGGCGCGTGTCCCGCTTTCTTGTCTTTTTTTGCAGGAGACTCTTCTTGCCTCGTCGGGCACGGCTTCTTCTCCCTCCGCGCATATGGCTTGACGCATTATTCTCCTTCTTGGCAATCCACTCCAAAAAAGATTTGTATGACCTGTCTGTTTTTAGTCCTTTACATTTTTCATAATCTTCACAGACGTTATTTTTTACATATCTCATTGTAGGAAATCCCATAACGTCTGCTTTTAACTTTGGATGAGTAATCTTATCAATTTCTGACATTTCAATATCTATAATACCAATATTATCGTTTTTTGAATATTTATCATTTAACTTAAGCCATTCTGGACGTGTCATTCCACATGGTCCACACCCCTCCATATAAAGTAAGACAAATGCAGGATTTCCATTATCAATATGCTCATTCATTGCATGAATATGTTCGTCACCAGCACGAGGGGGAATATGAATAACAGGCATATATATTTTATATAGAAAAATATATATTGATTATATATACCAAATGTCTCAATTATCTATAAGAACATTATTTATTATAGTATGTATAGTTGCTGCTATACTTTTTATTCTAAGAACACATACAAAAGAAGGATTTGAAAAATTAACAAACAAACCATCATGTCCTAACTTACTTGTACAAAAAGGTAAAAAGGTTTACTTATATAACACGCGATTAAATGAAGTTCCCGGAGTTAACCCAATTGTTTTCAATAATTTAGAAGAATATACTGAGTTTATTGATTGGCAACGAAGTCAAGGAATTAGATGTCCTGTATTATATTTACAAGAAGTACAAGATGCTTCTGGTAAAGTTGTCTGTAGAGCCCGTCCTTGCATTTCTGAACCACAGGGAGGACTTCCTCCTACAAATGCAACCCTTACAGCGAATGCTACCTCCTTTAGTGAAATACCAAATATACAAGGAACAAACAATGTTGCTGGAGGAGTACAAAGAGTAGGCAATATAACTCTTGAATCACAAGTGCCTGGTTCACAAGCTGAACTAGAAGAAGAACTTGCTGCATTAGAAGCTGCTGCACCTTATGCAGACCCCGCTTCTTCTGACTATGCTATTGACCCAAATAACAGATATCCTAATTTAAAACGAACTAAATTAATTGATTCTGGACGCAATGACCCACCATGGAATATTGGAGGGTATCCTTCATATGATCCCTCAAATTTTTATCAAGGTGTGCACACGCCACTGGACCAAATGAATGTTATTAATGAAGCTAAATCTGCTAGTGCTGATCCTATGGACCCTAATTGGGGTGGAGAAAAATATACAAATAAACTTGTTGAAAATAAATATTATGATGAAAATGAGGTGTATTTTTACGAATAAAAATAATTATTATTGGACCAAAAATTTCATAAGATTAGAAATACATGTTTTATTTAACTTTCGTGGGGTTCCTTTTGCATTTGGAATCCTTACTTCGTGTAAACATGTTTCACCCTTTTCTTGTAAATCTGCTATCAGGTTCACAATACAAGAAAAATGCTGAATAATTGCAAGTGCAGTTGTGGAACTTATTCCAGGTATCTGACACAGCATTATCTCGCCAATATTATTAGGTGTAATATTCTCCTTTTTACATGTTTTTACTACACTGACATAATCCTTCTCTGTAGCACTATCTTCTTGAGATTGATTATCATCTGACATAGGAATTTCGTTGGTAGTAGATAACGAATTTTTATAAAATGCAAGTTTATTTCCCTTTGCTAGATACTTAATACTATTTACTAAGAAAGCTGCACTATCTTGTAAATTAGTTGTTTTCCACACCGAAAAACCCTTAATATAATTTATGGAAAAGAGTGATGAATTCAATGTATCTTTATTCATCCGGGAACATGCAAGATTTCCCTCAATTAGATAAACAATATTATGATTATGAATAGGGTATCCATCTAATCTATATGATTGTTCTTTGTATCTTCCATCAATAATACTTGCTGCTAAATCAGGCACTTTCTTTCTCTCTATAATAAGTAATTCAACGTTATCTTCTGTAAAAATAATGTCACCTACTTCAAGAGATTCTACAGATAAGGTAATTTGTTTATTTTCACCTAATTTTTCCTTTATTAATCCAATTAATTCTCTTTCACGAACATCAATCTTAATGTAAAACATATATGATATACTTTATCTTATGCATTTCTTTAATAACTTATTGTTATAAGTTATTAAATTATTACTTAGTTATGCTTTCTATATAGCATCACTTAAAACATACCACGCTGAGCCATGCGTGCAGTAACCTGCGAAGGATTGCTATAGTTACCAACACACTTAATACCGAACTGAGTGTTCATGTTTTTGTTGTTGCATCTGTCAGGACCACAGAAACGACGATTTTGGCGTTGACTAACACCACCAATTCCAACACCACCAATATATCCCATCAATCCTCCCTTCTTGGGGCCACCACATGTGGCTCTATTAACAATAGATGCTTGATTGCGTGCAGCTTTTCCTCCACTCATGTATACCATGATTATACAATACAAACAGAAAAAATAATATCCGCTATAAGAATTATTATGTTTATCCTAAAAATCAGTATCGTTGGAATAAATCATACAACTACGTTCGTAGAACCTTAATGTTTCTTCATATCCCCCAATAAATTGATCATTAAAAAATACCATTGGAAATGTACGATATGGCTCACCAATTTTGGACGCCATTTTATTTAAAAAATTCTCCTTTGACTTATCATTAAGTAAATATTCATCACATAAAATAATCTCTGGTTTTGGATTTACATTCTTTAATAATTCTTTTACTTTATCACAATACTTACACTTACTTTTTGTATATATAACGTACTGATACATGTATATATATTATAATATTTTATTATATACATTATGCTCGTATACATAATAAAAATGATTTAAAGAATTGTGATGATAGTAAATAATATACCAATGGACGAAAAGACTATTTTACACGACGATGATATTGTTCGAGACGATGAAGGTCTCGTTTTTAATCCATACAACCCCTTAAATGTTGAGATTACATTGAGCGACGTTCAATTTATTCTCAAAGAATACGACGTCCCACCTCTTATTGTAAATATGGAACTATATAAACGTGCATTTGTACATAGATCTTACATAAAGCGACCAGCGTTTGAGAACCTTCAACAAAATATTACAATTGTACCACAACCAGATGATTGTATGCCTCTCAAATCTAAATCCAATGAACGATTAGAATTCTTGGGAGACGGACTTCTTGAACTTGTTACTAAGTACTATTTGTATCGGCGTTTTCCAAAAGAAAATGAAGGATTTATGACAGAGAAAAAAATCGCGATTGTAAAAAATGAAGCAATTGGACGAATTGCTTATGAAATGGGTCTTCATAAATGGCTAATATTATCAAAACATGCAGAAGAAAAAAAGATTCGAACTAACCTGAAAAAGTTAGGTTGTCTTTTTGAATCATTTCTCGGTGCACTATTTTTAGATTATAATAAACGTATTGTAAAAGACGAAGACGGATGGTTTCAAGATATGTTTGTAACTGGACCAGGGTTTCAAATGGTACAAAAATTCATTGAAAATATATTTGAAAGACATATTAATTGGATTGACCTTATACAAAATGATGATAACTACAAAAATATTCTACAAGTTAAGATTCAAAAAGAATTCAAGGTAACCCCTCATTATATTGAACTTGAGCATGATATTGAGTGGGGTTATCGAATGGGTGTTTTCCTATGTATTGGACAATCTATCCACAACTTGGATTGGGCAGATGCTTCACATTTTAAAGATTTTAAGACATTTGCAAATATTCAAATGAAAATATCAGAAAATGATGGAAAAATATTTGTATTCTTGGGTGAAGGAACACATAAAATCAAGCGGAAGGCAGAACAAGAAGCATGTATGCAAATTATTCAAGATATTGAAAGTTATAATGGATAAGAATAGTTACTTATTTCAATAAGATTGTGTGATTTTGCAATATAGTTAGAATATGAGTTTTTTATAAGATTCTGGGTTTCTTCTTCATTTGACCAACCAGTTACTTTTACCCACTTCTTTTTTTCTAAAATTTTATATGTCTCAAAAAATACAGAAATTTCATTTAACATATGATTAGGTAGGTCATCTTTTTTATGAATATCCCCAAATGTTGGGTCATTTATACAAACAGCCACTAACTTTTCATCTTTTCCTTTCTCGTCTTCCATAATTAAATGACAAATCGGGCGTACTTTACAATATGTACCCGGCATGAGTGACTCGCTGGTTATTACTAACACATCTAATGGGTCACCATCTCCACCTAATGTTTCGGGAATATATCCATAATTATGAGGATAAAATACTGCACTATGCAGTACTCTATCTAATACAAGTGCTTTTAATTTCTCGTCATATTCATATTTTGTACGAGTATTTTTTTGCACTTCAATATAACTATACATTTCTTGAGGAAAACAGCAATCTTGGTGTATGCGTTTGGGGTCCATTTTGTTTTCTATACATATATTTTTTTATTCCAGATTACGTATTTTTTCATAGTACTCATGTGAATCATCAAAACGTTCATGTTCCTTACCACATGCACGACGACCGGCCATATGATAAATTAAAGGTTTAGTATTTAAATCATTAAGTTCATTCTTGTAAAAATGCTGTAATATACCATATTCATAAACAAAACTATGTTCAGAAGAACGAATATCAAAAGTATTATAGGTATACATGTCATTAAGAACACCCTGGTCCCATCTATACTTGATTTTACAATCTTGAAATAATTTTTCATCATAAGCCCAAGTATTTAAAAACTTTTTACTATATTCTGTATTCTTCACTATAAAAATACCAGTGTTTATTTCTCCTTCTGGTGGACATTTATTCCCTAAATCGCGACTAAATATAAAATCAACATCGGGGTGTTCATTGATATAAGTTGTAATATTTAGTGCATCTATATAAAAAAATGCATCTGCATCGATCCAAATAACATAATCATAACTATCAACGTGTTCTAGTAATAATGGCAAATTTTCCCATGCAGGATGTCTATTTTTATATTTAGGTTCATTAGAAACAACCCATGTAATATTATGTATATTGCAATACATTTGATTTATTTTAGATGTAATATCACCATAATGTTTAATAGCATCATTATAAAAAGTCATCATAGCTAATTTCATAATTATATATTATCATAAACATATAATTAAAATTTAATTACGCATTTTGTATTTATTTCTACGTGTACCCATACGTTTTTTTCTATTTGTTTTTGTACGTTTTTTTCGTCTATTACGACGTTTACCTCCCATCAATTCATTTTCCGTCATTTGTGTTCTTTCATGATTCATCACATTTGCTACTTCATTTGCTACTCTAATAAATGTATTACGATTCTCTGTTAGAAAATTAATTGTAACTTGGGGATATCTATTCATAATCAATGTTTCATCTGTAAGATAATAGGCCATTAGTGATAATCCTGATTCATCATGTGCATATGACATAAGACGAAGCAAATCATCTAAAATATATCTAAGAGAATCATCTTCAGCTAACGATAACATCACATGTTCATCGGTAAGAATTTTTGTATAATATTCATTAAAAACTAATAATGGTTCTGTCATCATGTTGTTTGGGTTTGAAATATATGCCAAGTCAATATAATGACGAATTGGTTGTGTAGGTGGTATAATTTCCTCTGTATCACTTGACATAAAAGAATCATCTAAATTTTCATTATTTTCCATACCATCTTGCATAATATTTATATCAATATTATCATCACCAACATTAATATGTGCAAGTTCGTCTTGTTCTTGTTGATGTTGTTCCTGTTCATTTGATGTATCACGCATCCTTCCTCCCTTTTTATATTTTTTTACCATAATACTTATAATACTATGATATTTTTTATTTGTATATTATTAGATGTTTCCAAAAAAAACACAACAACAAGATGAAACTGATATTATTTATAAATATAAATCAGATTATCATAATAAAAAATATACAGATAAATCCTGTAAAAAATTGTGTCTAATTGCAAGTGAGATTGCAAAAAATAAAACTAATGATGAAGCATTCTCACATTTTATAAAACTGACATGTAACGAATATAACACAGACATATGTGATAAAGAAACATGGGATACATTCATAAAATCACAATTAGTAAAAAAATATTAGAATTTTTATATATAATATAAAATGACTAGTAAAGAACCTACTGAAAAAGAACAAAGTGATTCTTTAAAGAAAAAGGAAGAGATGAATACAGAAGTAAAGAAAAAAGAAGATATGAATACAGAAAAGGATGATACACCTGAAGAAGACATGACATGGTGGGAAGAACTTATTATATATAATTATTCTACCTAAATGTAAAAATAGCTTGGTTTTTATATACAGAGTATATAAGAACTATGGACAATTTAGTAAAGACCCGTTTGATGACCAAACCTATGGTAAATCCTAGGGAACCTATAGAGGTTATCATTCACGCAACACCTGGTGAAATAAAAGGTGTAGAAATTAAAGATTTACGAAAAAAAAACGTTGATTATGATATTGATAACTTAAAAGAACGATTAAAAGCAGCACACCTTATAAAAGTTAGTGTAAAACACCCTGTAAAAGAAGAAGAAATAAAATCTATGGCTCCTATTCAACAAGCAGAAATGCCTGATGAACCCCCTAGAAAAATAAAACGTCTTGTTAAGAAAAAAGTTCTTCTTATTGATGATGATAATGAAGAAATTGGAGTGGAGGAGAAAGAAGAAAAAATTGAAAAGGGAGATGATGAAGAAGAAATTGAAGAAAAAACCGAAGAAATCATAAAGCGTAAACGTCAACGTATTACGCCAAAAGTACAACGGGGTGTTTCTGAACTTGGCCCAGAAGATTTTGTACCCATGCCCGGAACCGCTATTACAAAAAGGTTACCAAAAAAAGAACCTTCTGTCAAGTTCCGTCTATCTAGCTATTACATGAATAATCGTAAGATTTTTGTTAACTTTATTAACTCATTCTTCCAACAATACAAGACTGAACTTGAAGAAGCTGAAAAGGGTGTAACTTGTGAGAATTTACGCAGCACCGAAACGTTTTCTCTTCTTACGCACCAGAAACTAGTACGTGACTATATGAACTTATATACACCTTATCGTGGACTATTGTTATACCATGGCTTGGGTGCAGGAAAAACTTGTACAAGTATTGCTATTGCCGAGGGAATGAAAACTAAACGCAAGGTCATTGTTATGACACCAAAATCTCTTCGTGAAAACTATATTGAAGAACTCAAAAAATGTGGTGATTTTATGTATAAGAAAAAACAATATTGGGAATGGATACACGACACTAGTATGTTTGAAACATTATCTGCTGTGCTTCAACTACCCATTGAATATATTGAACGTAAACAGGGTGCATGGTTAATGGATGTTTCCAAACCAATCAATACTCTCTCAACAACAGATATGAAAAGTTTAGATGACCAAATTAATGAAATGATATTTAATAAATATAAGTTTATTGCTTACAACGGTTTACGTGACAAACGTCTCAAGGAAATAACTGAAAATTTTGAAACAAATCTATTTGACAACTCCGTAGTCATTATTGATGAAGCACATAACTTTATTAGTCGTATTGTTAATAAAATTCAAAAAGAAAGACCTATTGCTGTAAACGACAGAGGAGAAAAAGAAAAACTACACAAAGCAATGTCACTTAAGTTATATGAATTTTTGTTATCTGCAAAAAATGCACGTATAATATTACTTACTGGTACCCCTATTATTAACTATCCAAACGAAATTGGTATATTATTTAATATACTGCGTGGTTATATTAAAACATGGGAAATACCTGTAGTTGTAAAAACTAACAAAAAAATAACAACAGAAACATTACAACAAACTCTTGCCGGAGAAAAAATATTGGATTATCTTGATTATTCTCCCTCTGCTAAAAAAATATTTATCACAAGAAATCCATTTGGATTTAAAAATAAAACCAAAGAGAGATCAGGATATCATGGTGTTACAAACCAAGTACGTGGACTTAACGGAGAAGCTGATTTTGATACAACTTTTGTTAGTGATACAGCTTTTGAAAAGAAAATAATTGAGCTTCTTGAAAAAGAAGGATTAGAAATTAACCAAAGACTCATTCGTATTCATAATTACAAAGCACTTCCTGATTTGTTAGATAAATTTACTGCACGCTTTATTGACCCAAATACTCAACACTTGAAGGACGCGGGTTTATTTAAGAAACGTATTATTGGTCTCACGTCGTATTATAGAAGTCCTCAAGAAGGACTCATGCCTCGTTATGAAAAAACACCAGAATATTATCATGTTGTTAAAATTCCCATGAGTAACTATCAATTCAACGTATATGAAGCTGCCCGTATTGTTGAGAGAAAACAAGAAAAAACAAGTAAAACGAAAAAGGGAACATTTGATAAAGATGGAATTTATAAAGAACCTAGTTCTACATACCGCATATTTTCGCGTCTATTTTGTAACTTTGTTATGCCACCTGATCCTGGACGTCCTATGCCACAAGATAATAAAAAGGTTATATTAGGTGATGAAAAAAGTGAAAAAATGCAAGAAGAATTAATTGCCAAAGCTAAGGACAGGGTTCGTGACGTAGACTTGAGTAATGAACGTGAAGGAGAAATTGAAGGTGATGAGGCTATCAATTTAGTTGCAGACAAAAGTTATGCAGATCGTATACAAAATGCATTAGAAGTTATTAGAGAAAATGCATCTACATATCTTACCAAACAAGGTTTGGAACGTTATAGTCCAAAATTTCTTCACATTTTGGAAAATATACAAGACCCTGAATACATTGGTCTTCATCTAGTATATAGTCAATTTCGTACGTTAGAAGGATTACAACTTTTGTCGATGGTTTTAGAGGCAAATGGTTTTGCACGTTTCCGTGTTAAAAAGACTTCAAACGAAGGATGGGATATTGATATTCCGGAAAAGGACCAAGGAAAGCCAACCTTTGCTTTGTATACAGGAACTGAAAGTGACGAAGAAAAGAAACTTATTCTTAAAATATATAACGGGTTTTGGGACGACATCCCAACAAACATTGCTGCTAAGTTGCGTACCATCTCTAATAATAATAATTTAGGTGAAATCATTAAAATATTTATGATTACTTCTTCTGGTTCAGAGGGTCTTAACCTACGCAATACTCGTTATGTACATCTGGTTGAACCTTATTGGCATCCTGTACGTACTGAACAGGTTATTGGTCGTGCACGACGTATTTGTAGTCACACTGACTTGGAACTAACCTTACAATCAGTTGAAGTATTTGTCTATTTAATGACATTCACAAAAGAACAAATAGAGGGTGATGATGCTCGTGGTCTTAGGTTATACGATATTGGAAAAAATGATCAAACAACTCCTCTTACAAGTGATGAATATTTGTATGAAATATCAATGATAAAAGAAGAAATAAGTAATCAACTCACAATTGCTATTAAAGAAGCAGCAATAGATTGTCAGGTATTTAGTTCCAAAAATGAAAAAGAAGGGTTAGATTGTCTAAGTTTTGGTGACCCCAATAACACATCCTTTGCTTACAATCCTGATATTGATAAAGATGATGACGATACTATTTCAAGCATTAACACCGAAAAAATAACCTGGAAAGCAGAACCTGTTTCGATTTATGGAATCAAATATGCTGCACGAAAAGTTAAAGATAAACAATTTTATATATACGATTTACATTCTTATGTGAAAGCCACTGAAGGAAATGGAAGCCCAGTTCGTGTGGGTACTTTGGACATTTTACCTGGAGGAAAAAAAATATTTAATACACTAGTTACTTAAACTGGAATCCTTTGAAATATTATATTTGCATACAATATTTCAAATATGCGTGTTAATTACAATAATTTTCTACATTGTTTTATTATGCAGAAAATTATTGTTACAGGATTTCCTCACTCGGGAACTACTATATTAAAAAATATTATGGGTCATATTCCAGATGTAAAGGAATTTGTACATGAAGAAAAGTTTATTCGAGATTGCGACGAAGACCATAACTATAAATGGAATATGTGCAAGTGGCCATTCGCAAGAGACCATTACTTCGGTAACGAATACAAAGACTATATTAAAATATTTATATTACGAAACCCATTATGGATATTTAGTTCCCTTAACAAGCGTTGTGCACAAGACAATCCACCAGGTATTCCACCAAATCATGACATAGACGTATATATAGATATTTGTGATCGTTATTTACATTTTATGGATAATCCTAGAAACGATGTATATTTACTTACATATGAAATTATTTTTGATGATGACTTTGCATGTTTAAGAAATATGTTTAATAAAATTGGTTTTGAATATGATGATACAATTTTTCAAAATGATAAATTTTGTAATTTTAGTCATAGAAATATTACTGAAATACCGAATGAACCTGTACCTAATGTTGATCATGAACGTTATAGAACGTGGCAAATCAACCAACCTATTCGAAATATGAATGATATTGACAAAATAGACCTATTCCCTCATCAAGTTACGCGCATATTGCAAAGTCCATCCATTATGCGTCTATATCCGGAAATCCCTCTGGTTCTGTCGTTGGCAAATATTCACTATGACCCCGCAATAGTTGCTCGAGTAAATTAAAGCGTTTATCTATGTGATTACGGATTTCTTGTAATTCTTCCCGGGTTACATATTGTTCTTCCTTCTTTTCACTTATATTTATTTTCATATTTTCATTTTCTTCTTTTTTACGTTTTAATTTGGAAAATAGGTCAAAATTCCCCACATCTTTTGTTGGAAGTGAATGCTGCATTTCTTGAACGTTAATATCATTTATATTTGTAGATTCTCCCCAAGATACTTGTTTTGGGGAAGGACTTAAATCTATCGTGGGAACTTCTATATTCAATTCTTCTTTATCTATTTTTATATACTTAATTGCATCGTCCTTCCTTTTTTCATGTTCAGTTTTAATAGATGTATCTTGTGTCTTCAACCATTCTTTTGCTGCTTCAGGATTCTGTTTTCCTTGTATAGTATTAATATCTAAATTACGTTCGGCAATCATACGTTTAATTATATCACTTGTATTACCAAGTGGCTCATCTTTTGAAGTATCTGCAAATGTTGGTGTTTCGGGTATATTCTTTGTCATTTCTTGTGTAAATTCTTTTTGTTTACGCTCCATGTCATTTTCAAAGGCAGTTTTTCTATGTTCCTGTATTTGTTCATGAGTCATTAATGAATTTTCTTTAGACACAGAAGATTCTTTTTTTACTAATGACGTTGTAAAAAAATGAATAAAATGTTTATTCATTGTCATTAAATCTGTTGTTTCCTTATGTTCATTGTAAAATTTTGGAAATAAACTAGAAAATAAGTCACGTGTCTGTTGAGTTTTTGGGACATCATCATTTTCAATAATAATTTCCCATAACATGTCTGCATTATCTTGTGTTATAAACTCTTTCATATATTATTTATATATACAATCTATTTATATTCTTACATTATTATCTTAAAGACTAGTATCTTCACCTTCAATTTCTTCGTCGCTTTCGACATTCGTCGATGAAGGGGGAGATGGTTGTGACCATATTCCATGTCTTATACTATGTAATGCATTAACACGTCGTCCCTGATAATGTTCATCATACATTTCTTGTGGAAATGGGGCATTATGGCGAGGCGCAGGTGGTGGACCTATCATATTTGTTATATCGTCTTCATCTATGTATTCGCGATCAACTTTCGTTGGTGAACGAGGGCGACTAGGAGGAGGAATAAAGACATTCTGGTTATTATTGTTACGAGATAAAATAGGACGACCTAACGCCCTTGCGTCTTCTAGGTTCTGTTCTTCCCTGTTTCTCACAGGACCTATAAAATATTGATTAGGTTTGGTTACCGATGTGCCTTGTCCTGGTTTAGACCCTCCTCTGATACGTCTCGTTCTTCTTACACGTTTTTTAGCAATATTTTTATTTTTATTTGTTCCTTTCTTTTTTGTCTTTCTTTTTTAATCGATTTTCTCTTTTTTGTCTTTCTTGCCTTTTTCCCTCCTAATGGAGGTCCACGTGGGGCTGGTCTTCTAGGAATAGGAGCATAAAGAGGTGGGGGGTTGAACTTACCTATCTTTATCTCACCATCAGGATTTATTGTACTCATAGTAGGACTTCTTATTAGTCCTCTTGATGGGTTTCTATCTAACTCGTGTTCTTGAAGTTCTTTTACTCGTTGTTTACTACGTTCATGTGCTTCCCTCTTTAATATCGTAGCGGCTATTTGTTCTTCTTCCTCTCTTTTTTTGGCACGCCGCATTCTCTGATATTGTGGTTTTAGTAAGGCATCAAGTGTAGCTACAGGAGATGGTGCAGGACGTTTAGTTGGAGTTATTTTATGTGACATATCTTATATAAATAATATAGAATTAAATTAATAATATTATATTATTTTGTTAATATTTTAATACAATCTCATAATAATTACAAATGTCCAAATAGAGATTATTTGACATATATCATATACATGACAAATAATTATATCTTTTCTTCATTAAAATATATCTTACGGAATTTTTCTATATACTTATCTTTTAAAATATGAGTTTTTAAATAATTACTATTTATCTTGTCTTCTAACATGTGTACAATAAAATAGAGTGCGTATATACCACATTCTGTGTTTCCATATTGATGTTCAACAGGGTAATTTTGGTCGAATTTAAAATTTATATCCAATGCTTTTCCTTGTTTGGTTATTTCATTAACCAGTTTCATTAACTGATTCGGTATAGGTTGACCAGCACTATCAAAATAGTAAATAAATTTCTTTTTTACATTAATAAACATACTCACCCAATGAGAACCTGGCATATAGTGGGGGTCTAGGTTGAAAACAATGCCTATTTTCTTCTTTCCTTTTTCAATTTGTTCTTTTAAATTAAACTGACATAATTCTTGCCATATACATTGACCATATACTTTACGAGTATCATAGTCTATTGGGCTTGGTCCCATGAATTCAAAGCATTTATACGCATGTTCATATTGATTCATTACATCACTAATTTCAGTACTACTTAACCACTCATTTGGTTTTTTCTTCCAACTAGATGGTGCTACAGGAGCAAACGCATACATCATTTTTTTACGATCTTTATTATTTACAAAACTCTGCTTTAACCAACAAGATTCTTTGTCACAAACCTTGTTCATTTTATCATTAAGCGTATCCCATATAACATGAACTTCGTCACTTTTTATCTGTGTGTCGGGATGTCGTAAATTCCATAAATCCCTTAACCTATATAAATCTTCATTATCATAACAAGTAAATTCATTGTCATTTTTGGGATTTGGACTGCATTGTAGTTTCTTCGTCGTATTTTTTCGGGACTTTTGACGTTTTTTTCGTTTCCCTCCTATTGTTTTTTGATGCTTCCTCATATGTATTACGCAGATTTTTTTTTACAACACCCTTGGATCTAAATTCATCTGTACGTAACTTTAATTCTTTCTTTTGTGGATACTCTGTAGTATCTTCTTTTTTTGCAACATTTGTTCGTACAACAAATGAATCTAAACTACTTGGTTGCTTTACTTGTATACTTTTTACAAACAATTCATCAGCATATGCTTGACTTTTTGATTCAACATTTATCTGTGGTTTTTTCTCTTCCAAGTCTTCATAGTCTTGCTGAAGGATTTCATTTGTATCTAAAGTCTTAAAATATTCAACACATCTATGAGCAAAAAAATCGAAACTTGTTTTCAAATCTATAGGAATTAATGTGATATCTTCATTGTCTTTATCGGGAGAAATAAGTTTTTTCGCCATATCCAAAATACGTTTCTTGTAAAACTTTTTATCTTTACGCATTGGCTGGTTCTTCTTCTCAGTTTCTTTCTGTACAGAACGACTTACGTCAACATTTGATAAATATTTTAAAGTTATGTCATTCACTATTCTTTCACTCATTAATATACATATACAACAATTTTTATAATCTCTTTTATCTTATTTTGCTCGCTAAAATATTTTTTTTTAAATAATAACTTATTAGAAAGATAATGACCTTACCAAAGAAATCATTTAGTGAAACTTTTAATTCACTAAGTCTTATAGAAACATGTTATATAAAGGATAAAATCATAACATATCTAAAATATGACAATTGTATTGGCCGTGTACTACGAGAAGGAGAATATTGGGAATATTGGATTTTAAATCGTATTTCGAGTAATTATAAACCTAATACAAATATCATTGATTTAGGGGGGAACATTGGAACAACTTCATTATTAATGAGTTCTGTTTTGTCTGAAAATTGTAAAATATTCACATTTGAACCAATTTATCATGATATTTTGTTAAAAAATGTATTAGATAATAAATTAAATGATAAAATTGACATATTTCCGTATGGGGTTGGAAATAAACAGGAAGTTATGAAAATTTCAAAAATAGATTTAGGAAAAGATGAAAATTTTGGTGGTGTATCTATAATAAATAGAGTAGAACGTGATAAAGATAAAGATGACCAGATGGAAATAGATATATATCCTGTTGATATGTTTGATTTTGAAAATGTAAGCTTAATTAAAATTGACGTAGAACATATGGAAATTCAAGTATTAGAAGGTTGTATAGAATTACTACAACGTTGTAAACCTACTATACTTATTGAAACTTATCATTATCACAAAGTAATAGAATCAGAAATATATAAAAAATTAGCTGAAATTGGTTATGAGATAGATGTGATACCAGAAGGTTGTTATGATTTTATAATGAAAGTAAAGTAGACATAATTTACAACTTTTAAATTTGTATATTTACGCAAATATACAAATTCATTTATTCTATCTATCTTAATATGGACAAAATTCTTGATATACTGGAAAAGAGTTTTATGGAAATATCCGAACTCATGCGCAATCAAAATTCTTTATGTTTAGGTAATCAACTAAATGAACGTAACTTATCTGGAGATGACGTAAAACATGTTGATATTGTATCAAATAATATCCTATTAAACAATTTGGAAAAATGTTCTTTAATTCGTGCAATCGGCTCAGAAGAAGAAGACGAACTTTATTTAACACAATATAAAAATGCACCTTATCTCGTTTGCTACGATCCACTAGATGGTTCTTCCAATGTTGATGTTAATATCACTACGGGAACTATATTTGCATTATACAAATACGAAGATAATGGAACTATTTCTAATGGTCATAACATTGTAATGTCAGGATACTGCTTATATGGTGGTTGTACACAATATATTCTTGCACGTGAGAATATTCTATCTATGCACCAATATAGTCCCATTGATAAACACTTTATATGCATTAATGAAGATATGAAAATAAAAAGCAAGGGTAATATTTATTCATTAAATGAATCTAATAAACATACATGGTTAGATAATCGATATGTAAAATGTATTGATACATTTATCAAAAAGGGTTATAATTCACGAAATGTAGGAAGTCTAGTTGCAGATGGACATCGTACTATTATTAAGGGTGGATTTTTTGCATATCCTGCCAATAAAAAAAATACATCTGGAAAAATTCGTTTATTATACGAAGCATATCCTTTTGCACATACATTTGAGACTGGTGGTGGTGTGGCAACAAATGGCGAAATGCGACTATTAGATATACCATATCCAGATAAATTACATCAAAAAACTCCTATTGTACTTTCTAGTAAAGAAGATTATACTACTTTTGAGGCATTATAAAAATAATTCAATAACTCAAAATAATTTATTGTTTGTCATGTGCACCTTTTGTATCTTGACGTGTAGAATGGTTGAATAATTGTTTGTGTGTATATGAAGGTGCAGGATCACAATGTTCAAAGTTTTGCTTCACAAATAATAATGGATGCTGTTGCATGTGATTTGTTTGTGCAATTTTCACATGATATAAATCACTATTACTATTGGGAACATACTCACGTCTATCACAATTTTGAAGTGCAAAAATCTGGTTCTTAAGTTCAGACTCTACATTAACTTGAGAAGCATATCCTGACCATGGCGAAGTGGTATCTCCAGGATTAAATGTACGTTCTATATTATATGTGGGTTCAACCTTCATTGGTACGTTTAAACGACGACGAGGGTCAACAATAGGCATAATAGAATATTTGGTGGATACGGGTCGTACATCAATATATGGTTGAAGGGTACTAGATGGTATATTTCGCATGTATAATTCTTCGTTCATTTTTGTTTCCATTTGAAAAGTCGTAGGGTTATTATTCATAATCTATACTTTATGCATAGATTAAAAATAGATATTACACTTATTTTATCTAAAACTAGTATATGAAAGAATTAATATCAATATCTACACAAGAGAGACTATTTGATGGTTTCATTATCTTCACATATTTCTTCTACATTACTAGTTTTGTTTTAGGTCTAATGGTAATTAATCCGGCAATATACGAATATATGGATTACTTTGTCAAACTATACGTTGGTGTCTTCCTAATATGGAGATATAATCCATATAGAACAACTAAATTTACACATTTAGATAGAAAGCTATCGTTTCATGCAGGTATTTTCATTGTAATGACTTTAGCTGTTCGTTCTATTATTCAATATCTATTTCCAAATGATAAAGAATTAGTGGATAATATAGGTATTAAATTACCAGACTCATCAACTAAATCTAATAATTATTCTGAAAAAAAATCTCCAAAAACTCCATAAGCTGTTTTGTGGCTATTATATCCATTTCATATGCTCCATCTGGTTTATATTCATAAACGTATTTCTTGAATTTTGGTAATTCACGATTTACATAATTTACAAAATGTTGTTTGTTAGAAATTAAATTATTTCCCCAATAACTTTTTAAAAAACGATTAACAGCTACGTTCATTGACAAATTATAGATATATGTATTCAATTTTATATAGTATACATTTGTCATTTTTTCAAATTCATCATTGTCAATAAAACAAATATCACTATTATCTGGTAATCTTGCACAACGAATTAGATCTTCAGTTATCTTACTATCACTTGTTCTTCCAACTTCTCTCACACGTCCATTTACTCTAAATGCACCAACAACATGGTCAAATAGAGAATATTGAATTTTATTATGTAAATATAACTTTATCATTTCACACCAATCTACTGGTCCTTGGTTGTTAGTATAAATATATACACCTTTGCATTCACCAGTCTTCTTTTTGTTTTTCAAATAATTCAATATGTTGATTATATCAGGTCGCAAATATTCAGGGTATAATTCAATTAATGTATTAAATAGTACCATGCGATGGGATAAAGGAACTTTTAAATATGATGAAATTATATTATATAAAACACTAAATTCTCCAAAGTATCCTAATGTCTCATCTAGGTCAAAAACCACTACTTTGGGTTCCGATGTTTCACTCTTCATAAATTATAATGTTATTTTAAACATCTACAATAAAAATATTTCTTACTCTATTATAATATGGGTTTAACCAAGAAAGATTATATAAAAATACTTAATTATTATAAAATAGACGTACCGAAAAAATACAAAACACTCAAAAAAAAGGCTGAAGATATCATAGCAGAAAAATTATGTCGGTGTATCAAAAAAGTTGATCCTAAAGACGAAGCACGTGCTATTGGTGTGTGCACTCGTTCTGTTCTTAATAAAAAGGGTCTAACCAGAGGTACATTCAAATGTAAAAAGGGGTCAAAGCCATCTATTACATTAAATAAGAAAACACGAAAACGTCGCAAAAATTAAGCATTTTACACCACAGAAGATTTAAATCCGCACCCTCATAAATTATTTTCTACATTTTATAAATTAAAAATATTCCAAAATGATTTACGGGTTTTAGTTTTTATTTTTTTATTTTTATTTTTTT